TGGTACTGTCCTGAATGCCGAGGGTTTACCAAGGCGATAGGGCGTGAACGAGTTTGGAGGCCGAACAATGCTAGAAGCAGTTATGTGCCTAACGATGGCAATATACTTTGAAGCACGAGGCGAACCCGTAGAAGGGCAGATTGCAGTAGCTCAAGTGGTGATGAACCGCGTGGAAAGTGAAGAGTACCCGAATACTGTTTGTGATGTAGTCAAGCAAGGTAGGTACTGGAAAAACGTACCCATAAGACATAAGTGCCAGTTTAGTTTCTGGTGCGATGGCAGACCCGAAGTGATAGCTAATCCTGACGCTTGGGGTACTGCGTTTATATATGCGGGTACAGTGTATATGGGGTGGCTACCTGATACTACAGAAGGCGCAACGCATTACCATGCTACTTCCGTAAAACCCAGATGGTCTATACCAATGACATTAACAACACAGGTCAACAATCATGTTTTTTACAGGCAATAAAAAACCCCAACCGAAGCTGAGGTTTTTAGTTAGAACTCTGAGCACAGAGATTCTGGTTACCGAAACAAAATATATTACTTAATAACTTAGGTGTCAACAAAAATAAAGGAGAATGATATGAGAGTAGCATTTAGATTTAAACCCGAAGGCGATAAAGCATGGGTAGGTTTTGCTGAAGGGCATACATGGGAAGACATATTTGACAACATAGATCAGTATGGTGACCCCTGTTCTGCTGATGTAATTAGAATACCTAAAGCTCGACAGATGAGTTTTTGTATACCTTATGAGTATAACTCCCAAGAAGATTGGTGGGAACGTGCCGAAACCAGAGAAATCGACGAAATATGTGGAGAGTTTTCCGAGTTTGAACCAGACAGCGATATTTGGGAAATAAATGATACGGCATGGAAAAAATTCTTGGGGTTTTCTGAATGAAAACGCGAATACACGTAAACCAACACAACATAAAAGCGAACACTAAGGGTGCTGACTTACCTGTACTTACCGTTAAAGATTACAAACAGAACCGTAAGTGTAACGAGGTACAGATAGATGGCCCAAGTGTAGTGGTATACTCACCTGACAAGCCGTTGTCGTGTGGTGCTAGGGTGTGGGTAGAAACTGAAGCAGATGTAACGGTGGTAAGATGAACATAATAACAATAGATTTTGAAACGTATTATGACAAACAGTTTAGTTTGTCTAAGATAACTACAGAGGAATACGTTCGTAGCCCAGACTTTGAAGTTATAGGTGTGGGCATAAAAGCGAATGATGAAGATACAATATGGTTGAGTGGGAGTTTCGATGCGATCAAAAACTACTTACATGACAACTATGATTGGGCGAACTCTGCGGTACTTGCTCATAACACTATGTTCGATGGCGCTATTCTCTCTTGGCTTTTTGATATACATCCTAAGTTATGGCTTGATACTATGTGTATGGCTAGGGGGATGCACGGTGTCGAAGTGTCTGCATCTCTGCGAAAAGTTAGTGAGATGTATAACGTCGGGCAGAAAGGCGACGAGGTAATAAACGCTTTAGGTAAACGACGCGCTGACTTCACTGCTGACGAACTATCCCGATACGGTGACTACTGTATCAACGATGTCGAGCTTACCTACAAGCTGTTCGGCATATTCATGGACAAAGGATTCCCGAAGAAAGAACTCAAAGTTATAGATATGACTTTGAAGATGTATACCAACGCCCAGCTTGAGCTGGACTTACCTAAGTTACAAAAACACATTCTCACACTTAAGCAACAGAAGGATAACCTGCTGGAACAATGTGGCATAGAGAAAGACGAACTCATGTCTAACCCTAAGTTTGCAGATGCTCTGACTAACCTAGGTGTGGAACCCCCCACTAAAATATCCTTACGTACAGGCAAAGAAACCTTTGCATTCGCCAAGAGCGACGAAGCATTCAAGGAACTGCAAGAACACGAAGACCCAAGAGTACAGGCTCTAGTAGCAGCACGGGTAGGTTTAAAAAGTACACTTGAGGAAACGCGTACACAAAGGTTTATTGACATAGCTATGCGCGGCAAATTACCTGTGCCTATACGCTACTACGCGGCTCACACCGGAAGGTGGGGTGGGTTAGATAAGGTGAACTTACAGAACTTACCGTCTCGCGGTCAGAATGCCAAGGTACTCAAGTCCTGTATTCGTGCGCCCGAAGGCTATACCTTAATCGAATCCGACTCTGCGCAGATCGAAGCTCGTGTGCTTGCGTGGTTAGCAGAGCAGAACAATCTAGTGAAGTCATTTGAGAAAGGCGAAGATGTATACAAAAAGATGGCTTCTATTATATACAACAAGAAGGAAGACGAAGTAACGTCCGAAGAACGCTTCATAGGTAAGACCACAATCCTTGGGGCAGGGTACGGTATGGGTGCAGTCCGGTTTCGTGAACAGTTAAAGACGTTCGGTGTCGATGTATCCGAAGAAGAATGTCGTAGGATTATCCGAGTATACCGAGAAGCCAACAGTCAGATTACTCAGCTATGGCGTGATGCACAGGCTTGTCTCATAGGCATGCACCAGAAAGAGAGCATAGCGTTTGGCAGGGCGGGCGTGTTAGGTGTGTTGCACAAAGACGTTGCTATAAGATTACCATCTGGTCTGTTAATGAGGTACGAAGACTTAGATGGTGAGGAAGAAGAGAAGGGCTTACAGTTTTCTTACAAGACTCGCATGGGGCGGGTAAAAATATACGGTGGTAAGGTTATAGAAAATGTATGTCAGGGTATCGCTCGTTGTGTGATGGCAGAACAGATGCTAAAAATATCAGAAAGATACCCTATAGCACTTACAGTACACGATTCTGTGGTATGCTGTGTGAAGGACACTGAAGTCGACGAAGCTGCTCGCTACGTTGGTGAGTGTATGGCATACGTACCGGAATGGGCAGAAGGCTTACCCGTTTGTGGTGACGTTGAAGTTGGTAAAGATTACGGAAACTGTAAGTTATGGCAACCACAAACAAACCCGCTTGGTCTTTCAGTAGCATAAAAACTTTTGACCAATGCCCGAAGAAGTATTACCACATTAAAGTTGCTAAGGACTACGAAGAAGACTTCAATACCGAAGCCATACTTTATGGAAACGAGTTTCACAAAGCTGCTGAAGATTATGTTAGCGGTGTAGTAGAACAGTTAGACCCACGCTTTGACTATGCTCAGACTGCATTAGATAAGCTAATTAGTATGAAGGGTGAGAAGTTGTGCGAACACAGGATGGGGCTTACATCTAATCTCGATCCTTGTGGCTTTTTCGATGACAACGTGTGGTTTAGAGGTGTAGTGGACTTAGCCATACTAGACAGGGAAGCGGGTACGGCTAGGGTTATAGACTACAAGACAGGTAAGTCTGCTAAGTATGCAGATAAGGGACAGCTTGAACTGATGGCGTTATGTATCTTCAAGCACTTCCCAGAAATACATACCGTAAAAGCAGGGCTTTTGTTTGTTGTCTGTAACGCGTTTGTGAAAGATTTATATGAAGTAAATCAAGAACCTACGTTATGGCAGAAATGGTTAGCCGAGTACGGTAAGATGGAGAAAGCGTACGAAAATGATGTATGGAACCCACGCCCAACAGGGTTATGTCGTGCGCATTGTATAGTATTGGAATGTCCACATAATGGGAGGCGGTGATGCCGTATACCAAAAAGAAACGACCATATAAGAAAGAATACGAACAGCAGAAAAAACGTGGTGAGCATGCTGATCGTATGGAAAGACAACGCGCCCGACGTAAAATAGATAAAGAAGGCGCAGACAAGAACAAAAACGGTAAAGCTGATAAACGCGAAGGCAAGGACGTATCACACAAGAGAGCGCTAAGTAAAGGCGGTAAGAACTCTGATGGTGTAAAGATACAGAGTAAGTCTAAGAATCGGTCTTTCCGTAGGAATTCGCAAGGTAAATTAGTTTCAGAAACTAGCAAGCGCGAACGTAAGAAAAAGACTACTAAAAAGTAGTTTAGGTAGAGAATGGTGATATACGAGACGGAAGCTGATCGTGCAAACGAATCAGCCATATTTGGCACTGTAACTAGAAAGTATAACTGTAAGGTAGAGCCATGTGAGCAGTTATCTTACGCAGATGGGTATTTACTGTACGAGGACGAGTCCCGTGGGGCAGTTGTCGAAGTAAAGAAACGCAATAACGCCCATAACAAGTACCCTACTTACATGCTAAGTGCCAACAAGCACAGCAATCTAATCGACATATCTACTTCTCAAAACATACCCGCATTACTTTTCGTAGGATTTACGGATGGTATTTATGCGACAAAACTAAAGTCTGAATACCCTACCGCAAAAGGTGGTAGGCGTGACAGAAATAACCCACTTGATGTAGAGGATTGTATCTACATCCCTATGAATGAGTTTAGAGAGATATGAGAGTAGTAGATAACAGGGGTTTACTTTTACACGTACGTGACCCTCAAAAGATAACGACAGCTATACCTAACAGCAAGCATTTGGGTGGTAACGATGTGCTTGTCAAGTGGGGTGTAGACGAGTCCAGAGTCCTTCACAACCTGAACATCCGCAATGTGCCGTCTCCCATACTAGGCAAGTATGATTGGGTTGGTAAGTACGAACCCTTTGACCATCAACGCACGACAGCTTCTTTTCTTACCATGAACCGCAGGGCTTTTTGTTTCAACGAACAGGGCACTGGGAAAACAGGCTCGGCTATCTGGGCATCTGACTTTCTATTAAAAGAAGGAACTATCAATCGAGTCCTGATTATATGCCCATTGTCGATTATGGATTCGGCATGGCGTAACGATCTGTTTAACTTTGCCATGCACCGTACCGTAGACATAGCGTATGGGGCACGTAAGAAACGCCAAGAGATAATAAACAGCGGAGCAGAATACGTAATCATAAACTACGACGGCGTAGAGATTGTAAAAGAAGAGATAGCAAATGGTGGGTTTGACCTAATAATCGTAGACGAAGCTACTCACTACAAGAACGCAAACTCTAAACGATGGAAGGTACTTAACTCACTACTGACTCCCGAAACGTGGCTCTGGATGATGACCGGAACCCCAGCTGCTCAGTCTCCTGTAGACGCGTACGGGTTAGCAAAGCTAGTCAATCCAAAGGCAGTACCCAGATTCTTTGGTGCATTCCGCGAGATGGTTATGTACAAGGTTACGCAGTTTAAATGGGTGCCGAAACCAAACGCTGTGGATGTGGTATTTAACGCCCTACAACCGGCTATACGGTACACGAAAGAGCAATGCTTAGACCTACCAGAAATGACATACACCAAACGTGAGGTAGAACTAACAGCTCAACAGAAGAAATACTACAACGAACTGAAGAAAGAAATGATCTCGGTAGCCGCAGGAGAGCAGATAACGGCGGCAAACGCGGCGGTTAATATGAACAAGTTACTACAAATATCCTGTGGTGCTGTTTATACCGACACCGGAGACACAGTGCAATTCGACATAAAGAACCGATACAAAGTCTTACGTGAAGTCATAGACGAGTCCAGTCAGAAGGTCTTGATATTTGTACCGTTCAAGCATGTCATTGATTTACTTAAAGAAAAGCTGACTAACGACGGTATTACTAGCGACATAATCCGTGGTGATGTATCCGCACCGAAACGAACCGAGATATTCAAGCGTTTTCAAGAAGGGGAAGACCCACGCGTTCTCATAATACAACCACAAGCTGCTGCGCATGGAGTTACTTTGACAGCTGCAAACACGATAGTGTGGTGGGGGCCGGTATCGTCACTAGAGACATACGCACAGGCCAATGCTCGCGTTCACAGGTCAGGTCAGAAGCACCCCTGCACCGTTGTTCAATTACAAGGCTCCGCTGCTGAGAAACGAATTTACAGCCTCCTAGATGGCAGAATAGATATACATACAAAAATAATAGATTTGTACAACGAAATACTTGAAACATAAAATATAAAGCACTATATTACACAAAACATAATAAACCAAGAGGATGATGAAATGTCTGATACTAAACCAGACCTTGATCGTATTGTCGATGTATACTTGAAAATACGTGACAAAAAAGCACAAATCACCAGTGAGTTAAACGACAAACTGGCTGAACTTGACACTAAGTTAAAAGTGATAAGCGACGCGCTACTGGAGCATTGTAAAGAAAATAATGTCGAGTCTGTGCGTACTGAGCATGGCACGTTCTACCGTTCTACCAAGACCAAATACTGGACTGGTGATTGGGAGGCTATGGGTCAGTTTATCATTGATAACAATGCCGTAGACTTAATGGAGAAGCGTATCCATCAGGGTAATATGCGCGTCTTTCTTGAGGAAAACCCAGATTTGCTACCGCCGGGATTGAACGTCGATAGCGAATACACCGTTACTGTTAGGAGGAAAAAATGAGTGACGCGTACGTCCCTATAGATGACCTAGCGAAACACCTAAGCGTAAAAGTTAGCACTGTACGCAGTTGGGTGCAGAAAGGTCTTATCGCAAAAGCCGGGTATATAAAGATTGGTAGCACATACCGATTCAATATACCCACGGTAGTGGCTAACTTACGGGGTGATTCTGCACCCGCAGAGACAGCCAACGCCAGTATAGAAGACATTGTAAGCACTTACGAGGACGAGTTATTCGCCGAAGAAGACAGCAATGAACCAGAACAATTAGAACTAGATTTTAGCGAGGATGAAGATATATGAGTACCAATGTAACTCTGTTCGAGAATATGCCGGATGACTACAAAGAGCTACTAGCACAGCTACAGCCAGAAGAAAATACTGGTGCTGGTAGCGGGAGTAGCGGTATCAAACGCCTAAGCATTCGCGGGGGTGTTTTCCGTAAGGTAGTGAACGGTAAGGAGATAGCGGAATTAGAGGATCGTAGCCTAAAAGCTATCATAGTAAAGACCGCACCTATCTCAAGGGAGTATTACGAAGGGCAGTTTGTTGCAGGGCAAAATAACCCCCCAACGTGCTGGTCTGCCGATACTAATACCGGTACGCCTTCTGAAGATGTAGTGGCTACTGATAGGCAGTCTACTACTTGCTTTGACTGTAAGCAGAACATCAAAGGCTCCGGTATGGGTGAAAGCCGTGCGTGTAGATTCAAACAACGTATTGCTGTGCTTCTAGCTGACCAAGACGGCACCGTACGTAGCAACGAACTCTACTTGCTGAACCTACCCGCTACTAGCCTATTCGGTAACGATGGGAAGAAGATGGGCTTACAGGCTTATGCAAAACTCCTTGCGGGTCAAGGGGCTATGGTGGCTTCTATAGTTACAGAGATACGTTTTGATACAGATAGCAGTACACCAAAACTGCTATTCAAGCCAGAGCGTCCTATATCTAAAGAAGAACTACAGTTAGTAATCGAGACTCAGAAGAACCCGGAAACTGATAAATTAGTAGCTTTGACAGTAAAACCGAAAGAAGATACTGGAACAGAGCAATTAACTAATGATAAAGTTGCCAGTCTACCTCCGGCATCGGAGGAACAAAAAGCTGAAGCCGATGAACCTGTCAAAGAACCAACTGTCAAGAAAGCTAAAAAGAGCAAAGACACACCGCCGGAAAAAGCTGATCTTGCCAGTTTATTGGACGAGTTTGATGATTAAACCAATGATACGGGCATCCTAGTGGTGCCCGTGTTTCTCTTTTATATGGTCAGAAAATGGATAATACAAGAAAATTCTTTGACGCTATATTAAGCGGAGAAGGGCATTACTGTCTGGTAGGCATAAAAAACAAAAAAATAACACATCAACAATTTTACGATTCAATAGAAGCAATTACAGAAAAAGCCACTACACTAGACGCTAACGGACACGACACGTACTTTGCATTAGGTACGTTTGAGAAAGACACAACACGTAAGGCAGACAACGTACTTCACATGAAGGCGTTGTTCTTAGATTTAGATTGTGGTGCAGACAAACCCTACAGTACACAGGGCGAAGCGCTTACCGCACTCCTTGGATTTTGCCAAGAATACTCGTTACCAGAACCTACTAGCATAGTTAATTCTGGGCGCGGTATACATGTATATTGGGCGTTGACCCACTCCTACCCCAAAGCTGAATGGCTACCTGTAGCGGAACGCTTGAAGTCCGCCTGTGTAGAGTTTGGTTTAGAAGCAGACCCCGTTGTTACTGCTGACGCTGCTCGAATACTACGCGTACCGAATACGCATAACTTTAAATCCGATCCTGCCTCCGACGTACGGATTATGATATTTAAAGAAGACAGCGTGTTTGACTTAGATACGTTTGTCGAGAAGTTACCAGAGTCATTGATACCAGTTACATACCCTCAAGAGTTTACTGCTGTAGCCGACGAGGATATGCGCAACATAATCGGTGAAACGCACAAAAAGACATTTACAAAACTACTAAAGGCATCACTTAACGGTGGGGGCTGTAAACAATTCAGAGACGCGTTGCTAGAACCCAACGAGGTCGAGTATCCGTTATGGCTTAATTTGCTATCTATCGCCAAGCATTGTGATGACAGTGAGCATGCTATACACGCTATATCGTGTAACTACGACGGGTACAGTGCGGAAGAAACAGAAAAGACCGCTGCATCTATAAACGCTCCACACCACTGTAGTACGTTTACAGTTAGTAATCCTGAAGGGTGCAAGGGCTGTCCACATAGGAACAAAATAAAGTCTCCTATTTCTCTATGTATGGAGTTGAGGGAAGCCGAATCTAATACCGTAGAGGTTGTAGAAAAAGTAGAACCTTTAGCTGAAGGGGAAGAAACAGTAGAGCAAGAAGTAGTAACTACTAAAGTAGACATCCCAGAATACCCAGAGCCGTACTTTAGATTGAACCCTTCAGGTGGTATAGGTAGATACACAAGAGACAAGGATGGAAACACCGATACAGAAACTATATACATACATGATCTGTACCTAACTAAACGTATGTACGAACCGGGGCCAGAGGGTGGCCCATGCTATGAAGTAGCACACCATACGGCACGAGAAGGACTACATAGATTCATAATTAAAGCTACGCAACTCACCAATAAAGAACAGTTTAATAAGATACTAGCCCTAAACGACATAATTGTACCGCAGAGAACCGGAACGGATATACAAAGCTATATGATTAAATGGGTCGAAAAACTTAAAGCTACACAAGACGTTACGCACGTCCGCACTCAGTTTGGGTGGACACCAGACCATAAATCTTTTGTGGTAGGGGATAGGGAGATATTTGCTGACCGCGTAGAAAAGAATCCCGCAGGTAGTAGAACGTCGCAATACTTCCCGCACTTTGGTAAGAAAGGCACGTTAGAGGGTTGGAAGAAAGTAGTTAAGTTTTACAACAAGCCGGGGTTTGAAGAGCATCAGTACATGATGGGGCTTAGTTTCGGATCGCCTTTGATGGAAATGATACCGAGTATAGCAGGGTGTATATTCCATGCTCTAAGTAGTGAAACAGGTCGCGGTAAGACTACCGGTATGTTAGGTGGGGCTTCGGTTTGGGGTAACCACAAACAGCTTGTTTTGAAGGGTAAGGATACACCCAACTCAGCTTGGAACAGGGCTGAGATATATAAAAACATAGTGCTGTATGTAGACGAAGTTACAAACTACCCCCCAGACAAAGCCAGTGAGTTTGCCTATTCCGTATCTGACGGCGTACAGCGCAACAGGTTGTCGAACACAGGCAATAACCAAGAACGGTACAGAGGCGAAGAATGGAGTCTAAACTGCGGTACAAACGGCAACGTTAGTCTTTTGGAAGTAATTAGTAAACATAGAGAGCTACCGAAAGGTGAAGCAGGACGCGTATTGGAGACATTGGTACACAAAAGATTGTTTGGAACTGAAGGCGCTAAGTTAAGTTTTACGCTTAACCAAGACTTGGAAAATCACTACGGGCATGCCGGAGAAGTATTCATACAGAAGATCATAAAGAACTATAAAACTACTGAGTTATTAGTAAACGATATACGCACTAAGATAACTGAAGATGCACAACTAGAAGCACAGCATAGGCATTGGTCAGCACAAGGCGCTACCGTGTACACAGGGTTACTTATTGCTAAAAAGTTAGACCTAATAGATTGGGACTTAGATGCGCTATATGACTGGATAGTAAATAAACTGGCTATGTCTCGTGCCGGTTTGGATGATATGACTTTAGATGTGGAAGAAGTAATAGCCCAGTTTTACGCCGATCATGTTAGGAATATACTACGTGTAAAGGGTAATGCTTTGCTAGATGAAGAAATGCAACACATAGTTACCCCCGATTCTACGCCTGTATATAAATGGGTTGGTAGGCACGAGTACGATGTAGGTAAGTTTTATGTTAGGCCAAGCGTACTTAAAGATTGGTGTGTGCAGAAAGGGCATCACTACGACGGTATAGTAGAGCTTATAAAACAGCATTTACGTGGTAAATCTACTAGAATTAGGTTGGGGCGCGGTACAAAACTAGACTTACCCACTCAACGCGTTATAGAAATGTCATGGGCAAATAATGACAAGAGAAGCAATAACTGACATATCGCCGGACGGAATCCGTATAGTAGTTGAATGGTCTGCGTTCCTACCCGGAACCTCAGTATTTATACCGGCTATAAACACCACTAAGGCGGTTAGTCACTTACTAAAAGCTACGCGGCTGGATAAAAGTGACATAGCAAAACGCGTTTGTGTAGAGAATGGTAAATATGGAGTGCGGGTATGGCGGTTAAGCTAGGTATTTGCTACCATACAAGCTCATCATTCTCAAAAAGAGAAACCATTTAGCCCCCTTCATTGGGGGCTTTTTTTCCTAAAGCGTATAGTCTATACCTAGCTCATCTGCACGTTGAGCCAATATTTTAGCTATCCTACGTCTGTTTAGAGTAATACCACCAAGCTGTCTAGCTATTTCTGAAGTTACTGAATGCTGACGCATAGACCTAGATACTGTATCTCCTGATATAGCAACTTCTGGGTGTTTTTGATTAAACTCAAGCATTTTTTCTTGTATCTCAGCCATTGCATTGTAGTCACCAATACGCATTGCCATATAGTATTCTCTGAGAAATCTGGTTCGTTTCTTAGCTATATTATTATCAATACGTTTGTCCCGCGCATTTATTTCTTGTTGTTTGGCGTAACCGGCAGGGGCCAAACCTATAAGCTGCCCGAACACATTAAAAGCGCTTATGTCTTCTACTATCGGGTCACCACGCAATGTTGTAGCGCCTTCTGTTGCATACCTTAAACTCTTCATACCGTTGCTAAATGCAGCTGGGAGCATTCTTTCAACACCCCTATATACTTCGCCATCGTAGATTAACCTAGCTCCTGCCTCTGCTCTGGTAATGGAACTAAGTACAGGGCCACCAAGCTGCTCTATAGCGAACTTAACATAACTTTCTTGCTCTCGATTTGGCTGACTTCTGTATATTAAGTTTGTCATACCAATGCGGGGTGCTACATCCACCCCAAAAGTATAGTTTATTAAACCGGAAAAAAGTCCTTCACCGACAGTTGCAGCCACCGCACTATCAAAATCTTCTTCGTCGTCGTCACGAACCAGATTCATTACAGCAGATACAATACCGTATAGTGGTAAACCTTGAACGCCCGCAAATATAGCCGAAGAAGCAAATATACCGGCTATCTGACGGCGAGCTTGTTTCTTCATTTCTATAGCTTCTTGAGCAGCAGCTTCCGCTTGTTGTTCTGTACCACCATTGTCCAGTACCCTACGTCTTGCTTTTTCTGGGTCACCGGCACTCATGTATGCTTGTCTAGCCATCCTAGCCTGCAAGTAATACATAGATATACCAAAGCGTTTGTACATCATTACTATGCTACCAATATTGCCCTGTGCAAACTTAGGAGCTGTTTCGGTCATAGCACCACTGTTTGTCAATTCAGTAACGTCGATAGCTTCAAGAGCTGCTTCTTTTCTGTCGGCTTCGGTAAGCTGCATTGGATCACTAAGTTTTTTGTCCCTTACTTTTTTATCCAGCGCTAGTTTATATGCGGCTATGGCTGTAATCTGCCTGTTTGCTCGCTCTCCGTGATGAAACGCAAACCCTTGTACTTTGTTTACATTTGATACGATCCCACCTTCTGGGTTTTCTAACTCAAATACATCTGATACCAAAGAGCGAGTTGCCTGAGCTTGAGCGTCTAAAGTGTCAGCAAGTTCCTTATAAGGCCGATACTTTTCCGGTACCGCATTTATATCCGAAAAGTCTACATTTGTTAGGTTGTATCCGGCTGTTTCTAGGCTTTCACCTTCACCGTAGGTGGTGGTAGTGCGTTTTCTCTTACGCATAAACGGTAGAAACGGTACGCTTTCATTACTTTTACCAGCACCAAAATATAAACCCATAGCGTCATATATCGCGGCACTAGCATTTTTATACCCATGTATACCGCCTAGGTATGGCAAAACTACTATGGGTACGTTGGTCGCGTTTACGAGCACAGACGATATGTTGAAGCCAAGCGTAAAACCAAACCCTACAGACTTTAACCCTTTACTCCACGGAGCTAGGTATGGGTCTTTGGCAAACTCTACGTACTCATCCATGCTTTTGTTTAGGTTGTTCAAAAACTGGCGAGAATCGGGATCGGCTTGGGCTGCTTCCTCAATCTGCTGTCTTATCTCTTTCTGTACATCACTTAGCGGTATATCAAATTTTACGTTGTTTATTTGGTTTACAAACGCGGGCATACGACTTCTAAATACTTTAAGTGCGTCCCTTTCAAACCCTGCAATACCTTGTCTTGGTCTAAACGCTCTCGCTAAAGCCCTTTCTGGCATTACGTCAAGCAACATGTTTGTCACCAAATCTACAGTTTCGCTAGGTGCGTTCATGTTTTTAAGTTCTGCTAACACATCGTAGGCAAATTCTGTAGGTACGTTTTGGCGTCTTCTGTTTCTTCTATTCTCTACTGTGTTGTCAAACACAAACACATCAGCTATGTTCGGTAGCGTATCGGATATTTTTGCAGCAGCTTCTTCATCAGTAAGACCTTGAGATTTATATGTCTGGGCTAAATTTTCACCAGATATGTTCTGCAAATCAGCTATGCGCTGTTGGTCTTGCTCTAGTATAGCCCTAGCATTATCCCT